GTCGCCGTTCGTTCTCTCTCCCCGGGGCGGATCCGGTGGCTGGCCCTGCAATTCCGGCGCAATTTCGTGCGATTCCGGGGGAATGGCGGGGGAATGGTTACATTCATCGCGGAGATGATGATTCTGCTGCCCCGGGTGAGTACCATTGTTTTCACGACGTATCTGGTCGTTTGGCTCGGGGTGCAGGTCTATAAATGGGTCCGGCGGGAATGGTTGTAGGTCATTGAGCCGGGCCCGGTGCATATCGAGCTGCCGGGATTGAATGGTGTCGACGTGATTGAGCGAGTCAATGGTCCGGCCCTGCGTATAAAGGACGTGGCGGACCTTCTCCAGCTCGTGCGCGAGGGTGACAAAGGCGATGACCAGGAAGATGACGCACACCACGAGCAGCACGACGAGCACGGGGGTGATCACGCGCGCGATTCTGCCCGGTTACTCGACTCGTCAACGATCACGCCCTAGGGTGGCCCCCGACCTGGGACATCGATACTCCGGACCCCGGCCGGGGAGGTGTCACCCGTGGTCGTGCGCAGTGCCGACGCACCCGGCCCGATGGCTGCCGCGGTCGCGACCACGCTCAATGCCCTGGACCTACCGCCGTCGGACGCGGCGCTGGCCCAGCTCGTCCGCAGTTTCGCCCGGACGCTGGATCTGGCCGAGCAACGTGAGGCCAGGTTCGAGCGGCTGCTCGACAAGATCGAGCGCGAGGACTCCCCGGACGCCTACGAGGCGCTGATCATCGCTCGCGGCCTGCTCTCGGCGCGGGCCGCGCTGGATCGGATCGGTTCACGCATTCAGGTCGGGCTCGATGCCCTGCGGGCGACGCCACGCGCGCGCCCGGTGGCTCCGCCACGAGCACCCGACACCTCATCGCTCGGCCGCCTACGACTGGCGGCCGGGACCGAGGTGGACGGTGCACGTGACGGGCCGCCCGGGTGACGGCGCTCCGCCGATGGCTGGCCCGGTGGCTGCTCGGTGAGCGGCTGCCCGAGGTGGCCTGCCCCGCCTGCGGGGCCGTGATCCGGGCTCGGATGGCGGACCGGTGACGGCCCTCGATACCGGGTTCCTCTCCCCCGTTGACATCCGCGGGTCAACGGTCCCGCGGATCTTCACCCCGCCGCGCTGGTCGGGCCCGCCCGGCCCGTGCGGCTGCGGGTGCGCGCTGCGCCCGGCCACCTCCCGCGGGTTCGAGATCATCGCGTTCGCCACCGACGTGCTGCGGGTGGCCCTGCTGCCCTGGCAACGGTGGTGGTTGATCCACGCGTTCGAGCTGTCCCTCGACGTGCACCCGATCACCGGGCGGCGGCGGCTGCGCTTCCGCACCCTGCTCACCCTGATCGCCCGGCAGCAGGGCAAGAGCTGGATCATGCGCGTAGTGGCGCTGTGGGCGCTCTACGTGCGCGGCGCCGGGCTCGTCCTCGGTGCCGCGCAGTCCCTCGACATCGCCCGGGAGGCGTGGCTCGGCGCGGTCGAGATGGCCCAGAACTCGCCCGAGTGCGCGGCCGAGATCCCGGCGCAGGGCGGCGTCCGGATGACCAACGGCGAGCAGTGCCTCACGCTGTCCGACGGCCAGCGCTACCGGATCACGGCCGCTACCCGCGGCGCGGGCCGTGGCCTCTCGGTGGACGTGCTGCTCCTCGACGAGCTGCGCGAGCATCGCGACTACCTGGCGTGGGCGGCGCTGTCCAAGACGACCCTGGCCCGGCCCGAGGCGTTGATCTGCGCGGTGTCCAACGCGGGCGATGATCAGTCGGTCGTGCTCAATGACCTGCGGGCGCGGGCGATCGACGCGCTGGCCCGGTGCAGCGCGGAACCGCTGGACGACCGTCTCGCCGGGCAGACGATCGGCGGCGACGGGGCGGCCCTGCCGGACCCGTCCGGCGGGCTGTTCCTGGCCGAGTGGAGTGCGCCCGAGGGGGCCCGGCTCGACGACCCGGCGGCCTGGCGGCTGGCCATGCCGGGGCTCAATATCGACGTCGTCGGCCCGCGCGGCTGGCAACCGGCGCCGATCACGACGGAGGCGGTGCTCGGCTTCCTGGCCACCGACCCGCCGAACGTGTTCCGCACCGAGCTGCTCTGCATCCGGGTGGGCGCGCTCGATACGGCGTTCGATCCGGTCGAGTGGGCGGCCTGCGCGGACGCCACGTTCTCACTGCGGGCCGTCCGGGACCGGATCGCGGTGTGCGTCGACGTCGCGCTCGACGGGGAGCACGTGACGGCCTGCGGGGCAGTGCGACTGCCGGACGGCCGGGCCGGGGTGGCGGTGCTCGGCGCGTGGTCCGGCCGGAGCGCCGTGGCGGCGGCCGAGCGGGTTCTCCCCGGGATCTTGACCGCGATCCGGCCGATCGAGATCGGCTGGTTCCCCTCGTCGCCCGTGGGCGCGCTCGGGCCGGTGCTGCGCAACCTGCGCCGGACCATCCGGCTCGTGCTGCCCAAGGTCGTGGATGATCCCAAGCTCGGGCGGCACCTGGTCACCGTCGACGAGTCCGAGGCGGCCAAGATCACGGCTGCGATGGACCGGGAGTCGGCCCAGGGGCTCGCGGATCTCCTGCGCACCCGGCGGCTCGTGCACCCGGCCGATCCGCTGCTCGACGCGCAGATACCGGCCGCGCAGCGGGTCGAGGTGGCCGGGGGCGAGTCCGGCTGGCGGCTCACCCGGCGCGGCGGCGGGCACTGTGACGCGGCCTATGCGGCGGCCGGGGCGGTGTTCCTGGCCCGGGTGACGCCCGACGCACCGGCGAGACCGCAGCGAGCGCAGATCTTCTGACGCGGTGACACGGCGGTGTCAACTCGAGAATCTCGATCATGGGGGCAGCGGTGGAACGGTTCGCGGAGGGCCTACAGGGGCTCGGCGCGCTGGCGGTGGTGGTCGGGCTGTTCGCGTGGCTGGTCTGGCCGATTGCCCTGCTCGTGCTCGGCGTGCTCGCGGTGCTGGCCGGGGTCGTGCTGGAGATCGGCACCCGGCCGCGCACGGTGCCCGGTCATCCCCCGATGACCCGGGCCGAGCAGATCGCGCACTCGCTCGACGACATGCGCGCGCACCAGAGCGGGCGGTGACCGGTGGGACTCGGCCAGATCTTCACCCGTGATCTCAAGATCGATCAGACGGACACGCTGACCGGTGAGCACGTCACCGACATCATCGTCCAGGGGCCCTACGGGGCCGCCTATCCGGAGTGGACCGGGGCCGGGCCCTATCAGGGCTGTCTCCAGATCTCGGCCGCCTGGCGGGCCTCGATGCTGCTCTCGGACCTGCTCGGGCGGCTGCCCTGGGACGAGTACCGGGACCCGCCGGACGCGGACCCGGACGACCCGCCGGAGCTGCAACCGACCCCGCCGATCCTGGAGCAACCCTCCCCGCCGGACACCCGGGTCGTCACCCTGTCCTCACTCGGGCTCGATGCGCTGTTCCACGGGAACGCGGTCGGGATCTACGCGGCCTGGGACCGGCAGAACTACCCGACCGCGATCACCCCGGTCCCGGCCGAGCAGTGCTGGATCAAGCGCAAGGGGCACGGGGATGGGGTCCCGCTGTCGGTGCCCGAGGGGACCCCGGTCTACTGGATCGGCCCGGAACCCAACCCGGACGGGGACCCGCGGCGGCCCGGTAAATGGTACCCGCTGGACAAGATATTCCACGTGAAAGGGCCGTGCCGCCCCGGTGCATTGCGTGGAATGGGCGTGCTGGAGGTCGGGCTCGCGGGTGGCCCGCTCGGGCTGGCCAAGACGCTGAATCAGCAGGCGAACAATGTATCCGAGGCGGGCGTGCCGACGATGCATATCCGGTCATTCGACCCGGATTTCGACCCGGCGCAGGCGGCGGAATTGAAGGCAAAGGCCACGGAAACGCAGCGGGTGCGTTCTCCGATGGTGACGAATGCATTAGTGGAGGCGAAACCGCTTGCCTGGAACCCGACCGAGACGCAATTGCTCGAAGCGCGCCGATTGTCCCTCGTCGAGGTGGCGAACCTCTTTGGGATGGACGCGGAGTGGGTAAATGCCGGTCAGGTGTCCGGGACGTATCAGAACATCGAGCAAAAGGGCATCGACTTCCTCCGCCATTCCGCGGGGGGATGGCTGGCCCGGTTCGAGCAGGCGTTCACGCTCATCCGGCCGCGCGGCCGGTGGGTCGAGGCCAACCGGAACGCCGAGCTACAGGCGGACACGCTCACCCGGTACCAGGTCTACGAGCTGGCCATCCGCAACGGGATCTTGACCCGGGACGAGATCCGGGCACTCGAACGGCGCAAGCCACTCACCGCGGCGCAGCGCGTCGAGGCGCTGCCGATCGAGGTCACGAGCCACGAGCCCGCGGGTCCCCCCGGCGGCAACGCCTCGGCCACCGGTGTGCCGGGCGGGCCCCCACGGGGCGCACGGGCGCCCGGCAAGCCGGGGATGCAGGGACCGACGCACGGGGCCGGGACACGGCCCAAGGCAGCCAAACCGGCACCAGTGAGGTCATGAGAGGTGAGCATCATGGGCAAGGCCAAAAAGGCGAGGAAGAAGATCAAGCGCAAGCTCCGCGAGGAACGGGCCAGGCTGCACCCTCCGGAGCACGGCATGGCCCCCGACCAGGGCGAGGACAAGGGCAAGGACAAGCGCAAGGGCGAGGACAAGGGCGACGGGGCGGACGAGCAGGCCGAGGAGAAGGGCCCGGCCCTCGATGTCAGCAAGATGGCCGGTAAGCGCAGCGGGATCAAGAAACCGGTGATCGCGGACCTGCACCGGGAGATGACCCGGCAGTGCGTCGAGGGCATCCAGGGTTGGTCCGGTACCCCGCTGAATCCGCAGATGCCGGACGGGCACAAGTTCGTCCTACTCGAACGCCAGGCGGGCAACGTGGCCGAGTCGCTGGCGTCCGACTCGGCGGACAGCGAGCACCTTTACCGCGAGTGCATCCGCTCGGCCGTCGTCGCGCTGGCCTGGGCGGAGTCGCTCAAAAAGCAGTCGAAAGGGCGGCCGACGCAATGGGCGACGGCCTGACCGAGGCACTGCGCGCCCTGATCGAGGACGACTCGATCATTCACAAGGGCTATCGGGAGGTCACCATGGCCGAGATCACCGGCGCGGATTACTACCGGGCTGCAATGACCGACGAGGCGGCCCCGGTCGGCCCGTTCACCGACGAGCAATTGCGGGCGGACGGCGGGGAGAACCTCAAACAGTATTGGGTGCACGGGGCGGGGCTCAAGAAATGGGCGACGAAACCGCACCCGTGGACCGCGCTGTATCACCACATCCTCAAGCACGTGGGGAATCCGGACAAGGCCAAGCGCATTGCCTCGCAATGGTTTCACGACCATTTCGGTTATTGGCCGGGCTCGCGCAAGGGAAAGAATCCGGTCGGGAAGGGCTGATCATGACCCGGCAGGCCAGGTGCGACCCGTTCGGGCTCGGCTACTGGGAGGGCGTGATCGTCGCCTGGCAGAAGATCTTGGAGAGGTGGGCAGTCGAGATGGGTGAGCAGATCGAGCCGGAGCTGACCGATGCCGGGCCGACCGGTGCGGCGCGCGTTGACAAGACGCTGTCAACGGAGCTGGTCGCGGGGGCCGACCTGGCGCCAGATATGCCAGCGGATATACCGCACGAGCGCCAGCCGGTGGCCCTGGCGGCGGCCCGGCACATCCGCCGGACGCTCACCCGGACCACCCGGCGGGATCTCGGCCGGGCCATGACCGACATGTGCGAGCCGGGCGGCTGGCGGGTGACCACGCTCAATCCGGACCTGCCGGACCCGCGCAAGTTCGCGATCTTGTCCGACCGGTTCGACAAGATCAGCCAATCGGACGACCCGCACGTGCTCTACGCCGAGCTGCTCGGGCTCGCGGCGGTGGCGGCCGGGTGGGCCCAGGGGATCGAGCGCCGGGCCTGGCGCGATGCCAAGCGGGCCAGCCGGGCGGCCCGGCGGGCGGGTCGGGCGACCCGGCGCAACCGCGGGCGGATCGGCCCGGCCGGGCACGGGGACGTGGACAAGGCGACGTGATGAGGGAGTGCGATGGCCGAGGATCCGCTCGATCCGGCCCTATTCGTGGCGCTGTTCCTCGGCGTGACGGCGACGGTGTACGCCATGGGTGAGCCATTGACTAAGACCGAAATACGATTGCGGCTGGTCACCCTGGTGCTCTGCGCAGTGATCGCGGTGATTATGTGCCTATGGCTGATAGTCGGCATCCTGCACCGGTTCGGACTGCTGCAATTACTCAATGACTAAAGGGGGAGGGTAATGGCGCTGGAAACGCTGTACCGGCCGGTCGCGGCCGAGCTGGAGATCATGCGGGCCGAGCAGGGCGGGCCCGACGGCCGCACGGTGTTCGGGATCCTCGTCCCGTGGAATCACCCGCAGCGGATCGACGAGAACCTGCGCGAGCAGTTCGAGCCGGGCGGGGCCGATCACGTCATCCAGGCCGGAGAGCGCGGCCGGGCGCCGGGCGGGCTGCCCGCGTACCGGATGCACTTCGCCCGGGAGCACGTCCGCCAGGGCGGCGCCGCGTGCGGCCGGACGCAACTCCTGCGCGACGATGCGGCCGGGCTCTACGGCGAGTGGCGGGTGAGCAAGACGGCGGTCGGGGACGAGCTGATCGAGTTGATCAAGGATGGGGTCTACCGGGAACTCTCGGTCGGCTTCCGGGCCGCCCCCGGGTGGTCGCGCACGCTGCCGGACGGGACCGTGTCGCGCCAGCGATTCGACCCGTTCGAGGCGGCGGCGGTGCTGCGCGGCGCCTACGCGGACGCGGCCGTCGTGACCGGCGTGCGCGACGAGGACGAGGCGGACGAGCCGAGCGGGTTCCGGCGGCTCGCGGCGGCGCGGGCCGAGCTACTGGCCTGGCCGGTCGCGTGAGCGGGATTCACTACCAGGTGCGGACGGGGCGGCCCAACGAGGCGCTGTTGCTGCCGCACCGACCGGGCGAACACGTGTGGATGGCCATGGCCTGTTTCCGGGTGAGCGCGGAGTCCCTGCGTGGGCGGGCGGCCGACTCGATCCACCTCGACCGGGAGAACCTGGCCACGATCGCGATCGGCTGCTACGTGTGCGAGCAGCCGTGGGCGGTCCCGATCAGCGTCCGGGGCTGCCCGGGACACCCGGTCGCGTGATCGCCCGGAAGATCGGCGAGCTGCTCTGCTGGATCGGCTGGCACCGGCCGATCGACGGGGTGGCGGTGGCCGGAATCAACCTCGTCTCGGTGTGCCGCCGGTGCAACCGGCAGATCATGCAGGACTCGAACGGCGGCTGGTTTTGATCTCCGCGCGTTGACCGTTCGGCGTCAACGCGCGTAGGTTCCCTGATCGATTCCCGGTTCCCCGGCGAACGCTGATCGGCTTCCTGCCCGCCTGGCCAGTGAATGATCACGGCCCGCGGCCCAGCACCCCGACGGCCCTCGGTCTCGGCAGCCCGGTCCCTCACCCCTGCCCCCTGACCGGGAGTGCCTGCCATGTTCGTGCGCCTGTTTTTGCTGTTCACCACGCTTGCGCTGCACCGTCGGGCACCCGGGGGCAGCGCCGTACTCACCCGGCGGCGCGAGGAGTTCCGGACCGTTCACGAGCGCGCCCGTGGCGTCGTCGAGACGGCCGCGGGCGAGAACAACGGTGCGGGCCGGGACCTGTCCGAGGCCGAACTCGCGGCCGTCACCGCCGATCGCGAGCGCGCCGAGGCGCTCTCTGCCGAGATCGAGCAGCTCGTCGAGGACGAACTACGGGCCGCCCGGGTAGCGGCGGGCTACGCCGAGATCGGGGCTCCGACCGAGACCGAGAACGCGGGCGGCGCGGGCGAGGGCGACGAGCACGAGCGCACCGAGCACACCACCTCGGGCACCACCGCGGCGGACCGGGACCCGGGCCACTACCGCAGCGCGGTCGAGGGCGGCCAGTACTCGTTTTTCACCGACCTCGTCCGGGCCCGTGAGGGCGACGGAGACGCGGCCACCCGGCTCCAGGAACACAACCGCGCGCTGTCCACCACGGTCAGCGGTGCGGGCATCGTGCCGCCCCGGTGGCTGACCGACGAATACGAGGCGCTGGCCCGGCAGGGCCGGGTGGTGGCCGAGATGGTGCGCCACATCCCGATCAGCGATCCGACCCCGATGACGCTGCCGCGCCAGACGATGGGCACCGATGGCGTCCTCGCCGAGCAGGCGACCGAGAACACGCACCCGAGTGAGACCGACGCGTTCGCGACCACCACCGACGTCGTGACGCCCAAGCCGACCAGCGGCATCCAGGTCGTCTCCCGGCAGATGATCGACTCGACCAACCCGGCCGCCGACATGTTGATCTATGGCGACATGCTGTCGGTCTACAACCGCAAGATCGAGGACAAGGTCACCGCGGCGCTGGTCACGGCCGCCGGTACGGCCGCCGCGACGATCGCCAGCGACGCCACGAACTTCACCGCGGCAGCGGCCGAGGATGCGATCACCGACGCGGCGATCGCGGTATGGAACGGGCGCAAGCTGCCCGCGGACGCGCTGGCGATGCGGATCTCCCGGTGGGGCCGGTTCATGAAGTTCCGCGACACCGCGGGGCGGCGGCTGTACCCGGCCGAGGGCGAGATGGTGAACATCTCGGGCCGCGGGTCGGTGCAGGTCCCGGGCTCCGTCGGTGGCCTCGGTGTGGCGGCCACCGACGGCCTTGGAATCGGTGGCGTCACCTATCCGGAGAACATTCTCGTATTCCGCAGCGGTGACACGATCCTTTTCGAGGGCTCCGTTCTGCGATTCCGTTACGAGGAAGTGGCGGGCCCGGAATCCGTCAAGCTCGGCGTCTGGGCCTATTCCGCCGTCATTGTGCGACAGGCGGCCTCGTCCGTCCGTCGCGTGCAGATCACGGCCGCGTGAGCGGAAAGGAATCGAGACCATGGCAGACGAGTCCACGACCGCCGACAAGGCCACAGAGACCACCCCGGCCAAGACGGATACGGGTACCGGAACCGAGAGCACCTCGTCCGGCACCGATACCGCCAGCACCACCGCCAGTGGCGGCCAGGTCGCTGCCACTCCGACCATGGAGGGCACGGCCGAGGTCGGGGCCTACACGTTCACCCCGGCCGGTCCGACGGGCGGCCCGGTCCCGGGCGACCCGTCGAGCGAGCAGGTAGCCACCGCCCTCCAGTCCTGGGCCCCGGACAAGCGCGTCGGACCGCAGACGATCGCGGAGGACTCCGACGCGCCCTGGCACACCCCGCCCGGGATGTCGACGGTGGCCCCGGGTGCGGAGGTCGATCCGGGGTTCCCGATGAGCGGGGCGATGCCGCCTGCTCCGGTCGTGGCCGAGATGGGGGCGGGCCCGTACGGCAGCGAGACACCCGCACCGGCGGCGGCCAACGTGGTCACGCAGACCACGCCCGGCACCGAGGGCGTCACGCCCGAGGAACTCCCGCCGGGCGTCCCGACGGCGTCCAACAAGTCCGCTTCCGGGGGGCCGGTGACGATCCCGG